GTCATTGGCAACATTTGATTGTCAATTATTGGACTCATTACAACATCGCTTGCTTGGCTTATAGCAGCCATTGCTTGCTGTATTTGTTGTGCGTTCGCCGCAGCATCTGGTGCGGGGTGATGGTTTGCTACCACAAAAGCCATCTCACTTAAACTTGGTTCTTTGCTTCTTCTCGATCTACGTTTTGTAGATCGCTTTGTTCGTTTCGTCTTGGACTTTGTCGATCTTCGCTTTGCAGCCCTTTTCTTTGTAGACTTGCGTTTGGTATATCCAGACTTACGTCTACGCTGAACTCCTTTTTTCTTGTGACTGCGTCGCTTCGTTCCTGCCATGTCCACCTGCAAAGATAGCGAAAATAGCACCTTAAAAAAGCAAACGTTTTTAATTAATTGTACTTCATTATAAAATATTTATGCTGGAACTTTGACCACACCCGAAGAATCAATTAATGTTGGCGGTGCTCCAAAACCAGAGTTATACTCACTGATTTCAATATAACTTTGAACGATCGTTGATGCAGTCCATCCACTTGTACATGGAATAGTCATAGTGTTATTCACACCATTTGTTGCTTCTTCAACTTTGATATGCCATACATAAACAACACTTGAAGCATCTGATGCTTTAATTCTACCTGATGGTCCATCAGCAGCAGTTACACTTGAACCATACATATCCTCGAATAATGTTACATTTCCAGTAGAAGTTAAAGCTGAAGTAGGACTTGCAGTTATAACAGTTCCTTCAGTATACCAACCAATTCTCAACGTCCCAGAATATGATGCTGGAAATGTTAATACTCCAGTTGACGGTTTAAAGTCTATTGGAATATTATTCTGTTGGCCTTTCAAAATTAAAGCGTCTGTTCCCATTACCAGCGATGATGTTTCACTACCTCCTGAAACAAATATACATCTGCTAATACCTAATCCACGGCCGACAAAAAATTTTGGTTTGCGCAAAACTACATTGTATGACACATACATACGTCCCAATAATTGATTCACTAAACCAGGTGAACCACCTGGAGTTCCTTGCACTGCAACTTGAAACGTAGCTAAATCGTATGTTTTAATATCCTGGCTGCCACCACCCTGTGTTGAAGCATACGATACAGGGCTCGCCCTTACATATTTATGGCCGTCACCAGATAACTGTGCTGCATCACACTCTATACCGTGCACTGCAGGTGACGTAATAATAACAGACTGATTACCACTGTATGCCAAAACATCTTGAACATTCGTAAACGATGGACTAGCAGCATTATAATTAGTTACCATTAACAAATTACCAACTTGACCATTGCTTGATACACCATTATCCGTTATAGTTGGTCTCCAATCAAAAACTAATTGATCAAATTTATATTCGTCAAAATTTTGTGCTATTTGACTCAACCATGGAAATGTTTGTTCCAAACCTGGATTGATATTAAATGTCTGTAAAGTAAAATCTTTAGCTACGTATGGACTGGCTTGTGTGCCTGACCCACTAATCGCGCCATTACCATACAAATTAAAACAATACTCAGTATTGCACACACGAATAGCACCATCCTCGCCAGACACTGTCGACATAGATGGATTCGCTGCGCCGCCAACTTCCATCGATGGAAATTTGCTGTTGACTGATCCCATTTCATATTCACCCATTCCGCTGAGAGAGCCCAAAGCTCTCCCTAATCCACGGCCTAGTCTGCGATTTCCTAATGCTCCACCAATTGCTCCGCCAATTGTTCCGCCTAAACTATATGCACCGTGACCGGTATACATAGAATAAGCTCCTTGACCTCTCAAAGCTTTTCTTGCTTCCATTTTTGCAATTCCTTCAGCAACGTATGGGTTTTGAGTTAAACTACTTGTATCGACAGATCTTAGCGCCTCTTGGTACTGGCGTTTTAACGCACTTTTACGTAAATTATAATCAGATTTAGATAGCATATTAATTGTACTTTAATTACAGCTAATTAATAATATTTGCCTGTACCGGCATATCAAAATGTCTAATTTCCGTTAATCTACGTAAAAACTGACCAATAGGCTCATTGAGCTCAGCAAAAGCCATTTGAGGAGAAAAAGGACTTGTGAATATAATGCGTTTCGCACTGAACTCACAAAAACCTCCCTTGTTTTGCACTTGCATCTTGTACCGATCAGTAAGACGCAACAAGTAAGCAAAACTGACATCATTATTGCGAGGGTCGAACCTAAAATCGTCAATAATGACATCACTCTCACCGTGATAATTATCCCACCACTTTGTTGCACCATCCTTATAATATGCGTCTGGCATTAATTCTGCAGCGGTTCGGCTTTTACCTGCGCCTGTTGGGCCCCAAAACCACATTACTTCCATTGCCCAATTTCTTGGTTGCTGGTACATGGACTGGTAGTTTCGGATTCCCCCAAAATATCTAATAACTTGGCCTGGATACAATTCTCCAATTCTTCGCATTGAGGATCCTTCTCTTGCAAGTCGCGCAACCTCTTCCAAATCGGTGCGCTTTCCTTGGGCAGATCGAGGCTCACCCCTCCACTCTCCGTAAGTGATTCGCTCAGATCCACCAACTCTTGTATCTTCCTTTTCCGTATACTCTTTGGCTTGAGTAAATGTGGAGAAAGGACTTTTGGCTTCCAAGTGCGGACTAAAAGTAAGTCCAGACGTGAAGTGAAATAACTTAACCACGCTGGAGAGAGTTCTGCGACTAGGAATCTCAAAATAAAATTGGAGGTGCTTCGTGCCCGTTCTTTCCCCCATCTCATACTGTCCGTTGAAGAAGTCAACTTTCGGAAAGAGGTGCTCAGTAAGATATTCCATAAGCAAAGCATGCGGCTCAGGTGGATTGTTCCATGTTCCAATCCATCCATACCTGTCGACTGGTTGTACACTACGTCCTCCGGTTCTTCGCCTTTCGGTAACCCTACCGGTCCGAACCCTACCTGTGTCGTTCCCTCGGGGTGACACATCCGAGCTTCCAGTAGTTTCATTCGTCGTTGACTCGCCTCTGCTCCTTCCTCCATCAGAACCTGCTTCAGATCGTCCATCCTCGCTGTCTCCTTCGCTTTCGCTTGTCTCGTACGCTCGTCCTCGCTTTGCATTGTCTCTTGGCATTCGTCGTGTTTCGAATTATTTGTGCTGATTTTCGAAAAACAACACATAACCCTAACATAGGGTCAATTGTTACCACCCGGTGACACCGGTACTAACCCTAAGTTCGTCGGTTATTTTCACGCCGCCACCCCCTGCGCAGCCCCTCAAGGGGCTTTGCTGGCTCGCAAGCTCGCCTTTCACCCTCCCTACTACCGCGGCCCCCGCTCCCCCGGGCCTTGTTTTCGTAACCTCACGGTTACGATAGATCACTAGAAGTGACCTAAGGTAATACTACACCGGTATTGTCACCTCCTGGTAACGTTACCGGTTTTTTGCTTAGGTCACTTACCCCCACTGCGCAGCCCCCCAAGGGGCTTTGCCACTTCAATAAATTGAATAATGCCCTCCGCGGGCGGCTCACGAAAAAAAAATTGAACCAAGACCTGCTCAAAGTTCAGGCCGCGGCTGCCTACGGCGTATCCGCGGTGTCATTTTTTTAATTACAACAAACCAATACTAGCTAAATAATGATATATTTGCTGCTGATTGTCAAACCGATTACCCGTATTATAAAATTCCCACACTGCAACAATTTGTCGGTGTGATAGATTTTCAGGTAAAAACGGTATCATTTCTCTTATACCGAAATATATCCTTTCACGAGTAGGCAAATACCTAGTCCTTGCTTGTGCTTGTTCTTCAGCAATCAATCGCGCTAAATTTGCTTGACGAGCATATAAAAGAGGGTCCTCAAAAAATTCTCTTCCGGTACGTTTTCGCATTTTAATTATTTGTATTAATTACATTAAAAAGTCATTGGCAACATTTGATTGTCAATTATTGGACTCATTACAACATCGCTTGCTTGGCTTATAGCAGCCATTGCTTGCTGTATTTGTTGTGCGTTCGCCGCAGCATCTGGTGCGGGGTGAT